CAGGATAGGGGTTCTATTCGCGCAGTAGCTGCCGGAAAGATCCGGGGATTACCCAACTGGGTTCCTCCTTATCTTCACCTTCCAGACAAGCCTTAACCATTTTCTATGCGCACGTGACCAAACGTAGAAAATCCTTGAGTTCATCACTGACGATAAAATCTCGGTGTTTGATAGTTCCAGTTCCCACCTTATGTGGGCTCTTGTCTAGGCCATCAAAGATTCCGAAAAATTCATCAGGGAGAATTGAATCCCTCTCGACATTTTCTTGTAGAAGCGCCTCCCTAGGCTGCTTCTCCTCGACCAAGTCATCCATTTCGAATCTTCCCAAAACTGGATAACCTCGGGTATCCTCATGATCTAAAATGAGGTCCCAATCTAAAGCGATTGTGTCGGACTTATTAGCCTTCTGAGACATAACTAAATGATATCTCATATTCTCACGAAGAGAACGCTCGCTTAACTTCTTAAACTCTCTAATCTGAGCCTCTGAGGAGACCTGATGAAAATCATCCGTCTTTCGACGAAGAAACTGATCTACAATCAAAGAATTATAAAGGTCAGCGGCTGGCTCTGTCATATCGATGGTTTCATCCTCAAAGAAAGCCAATTGGTTACTGGCTTCCTTTATTCCAACCCCTCGATAAAAATCTTTCACACCGTCATGAAATTTCCATTCCATAAGGGTTTTCGCAGTCGACGGTCGTAGACGTGATTTATTGAGATTCTCAATCATATAGCTAAAGATCTTTCTATCATGATGAGAAACAACCGGACGACCCTTTTCGTCGTTCTCGGGAAGTATACCCGGACCGCCTAAAAACTCCGGTGTCACCCATGGAATATTGGGGCACAGTTTTAGGATCGGTCGTACATTCCTTAAGAACTCTTCAGACACACTCTTCCAAATTTCTTTGGGGCAATAACGATGAAGCTTCCTATGAAGACTACCGAGGAGTCCATAAGGACGCTCTTGCGATGCACCCGATAGGGTGGAACGTGGTTTGTTCATCATTATTCCCAGAAGAATAAAAGGTCTTTCCACAAAGATCCTCTCTGTCTCGTCGAAGTCGTACGTTTTAGAGTTGATTACGAGGATTGGCTTATGCGGAAGAGAAAAAAGAGTTTTCCCAACCGATGACGTGAGGCCTGCATAATCAGTCACTTTGGTCCAAATCTCTTTGAACGTTATCGTAACATCACGACCTCCCGTACTCGCCTCTGACAAGTCACGCATCTTCCTCCGACTCTCCATGTCATCTAACAAAAAATTTTCGTTATCAACAGAGACCGGAGCGCGAGGAATATAAGCCCGAAAGGACACCTCACGTCTGCAAATCATTGTACAGTCATCCCCATTAACCAGCAGAGGAACTTCACCTATAGAGAAAGTTCGTCCTTCCATTAACTCCATCGAAAAGCGACAGAGGGCAAAATTAGCCAAACATAAAAATGGAAAGGAACTTATTGAACCCATCAACTGCCCATCGCGTTGAGGTCGGTGGTCGAATCTAAACTCTTCCACTATCTCTCCGACATCGTCAGGATTGGGATATTCATCATCACCAGGACCGATGGTCTTGATGTTGACTTTTCTCTTTGTGAAGTCGAACCAGTGACCCGTAAGACTACGCTTCAAAAGCGATCGGTCCAAACGGAATCCGTTAAGATCAGGGTTATTGTCACATTGGGCATCTTGGATGTCCATAAGTTCGTCTGCGAGGGTTTCAGAAACCCACCCTCTTAAATTATCGGTCGAAGCCTTATAATCTCCATTTAGGATTATATTCTCGGGAACAACTAGCTCCGGCTTAAAAGACTGATTTATTAACCCTGCACTATCAGGTTCTCCTATTAATCTAAAAACTTGAAATTTTCTCAAGTGAGAATGGAGAAACCTTTGATATGGTTTTAAGTATGTATATAGAAGAGGCGGACCTTTAGAGATCACTCGTATTTTTAACGCTTCACAAAGACCCACTGGAACAACCAGCGGTTTCTCTGTTTGAGCTAACTCATAAATACGGTCCATAACCTTCTTCCAATGTTTATATAGCAGGGAATCATCAAACCTTATACATTTACACTTTGACGGATTATTATCCATAACGAGTTCTAAAATATCATCATCCTTGCCTTTAAAATGGGCAAAATCAATGACAACTCGTTCAGTATCTACTTCAATCGTTTCGGTCCTTATTAGGCTTATTTCGATTTCAAGATCTGTTCCGTCAATAACTTTCTCCTTGACTGCTCCAATTCCACCCGCATGACTGCGTGTGTTATTATAATTAGCGGAGGTCGAGGGACAAAAGGGTCTGTAATGATCTTCTTCAGTGTAGAGAGTATCTTGAAAAAATTCTCTCGCCGTTCTCTTAAGCTCTCTAACGATAACTTCCTTGTTAATCGTTACCGAGTTACCACTGTCCGGAAACCACTTCTTCGTATAAATAACTTCGTCCTTTGGTAAGGGACGAGGTTCTGAAGTCAGGAATTCAGCAGTTTCCCATTCTTTCGCTTTTGCCATATCTTCAGTAGGTCTTGGAAGACCCATCTTTGCCATATTGATGGTATAGATAAAAGAACTGAATAATTTTGGATTTTTCTTCTTTAAAAGGAAAAGAAAAGAATTAAAAGGTCCTCCGAAAAGAACCTGTGGACGGTGGTCAATTTCTAAACCATCTAACCGAGGTAGTAGGTCTGTATTCTCAGTTTCATGAAAAGCATAGAAATTGAGGGTGATATACTTAAAATAATCTACCCATTTAGATAACCCCTTATTACAGAGATATTTAAGACATCTCAATAAGGCACAATTTAGCTTAAGATAATACGTAATATCGTATCGTTTCCCTCTCTTATTTGGGTTACTACTTAAGCTACAACATCCTTTATTAGGTCGATCCATTCCATATAGATGGAAGATCTTCGCTAGAGTAAGGATACACTCGCCTGCTTTCTCGTAGACGTCTTTCGTTATGACTGTAAAAGCTAGATGCTTTGCAATCTGTTCAAACGAAAGAAGGTCCGTGGGACTTTCGCCGGTAATCTCCATTACCGTTGAATCGAAGCTAAAAGTAGCGTCGACTGTTACCACAGTTGATGTAGTAGATCCTTTTTCAAGACTAAGCATACTTGAGAG